TTAAACGCTTTTTATACCCACTACCTTGTGTTTGGGGCACCCTTGGGACACAACGTCAGAAAAACTGTTGTTCAGCATTTCCACCTGGTTCCTGTCCATCTCTCCGATCCACTTCGAGTAAATCTCATAAACCATCTTCGCATTCTCGTGGCCCATCTGTCCGGCGATAAAAGATGGGTTAGCGCCGGCAGTTAAAAGCCAGCATGCAAACGTGTGGCGCGACTGGTAAGGGCGTCTGCTCCTGATGCCCGCCTTCTTTAATCCCGCCTCCCAACTATACCCCAGAGACTGAGAGCCGTAATACTTCGTTTCCCCGCGCCAGTTTTTGGGCGGGATAAACACGAACCGTAATTTTTGTTGTTCCGTTAACCCATGCTCACGGTGATGGAAAGTGATTTCGGTTTTGCTTAATGCGCCAGTTAGCTTGAATTGTTCGCGTAGAGCATTCAGCGCAGGTTCAAGTAGGGTTACAGTTCTGATCCCCGCTTCGGTTTTGGGTGGCACAAACAGGCCCTCATTCGTCTGGTTACGCCTGACGTGAAGCTCACCCTTATCAAGGTCCACATCCTCCCAGGCTAAAGCTGTAAGCTCTCCATGCCGAAGACCAGTAAAGATAGCTGTAGTCCAGAGCAAAACATACCGAGGAGATAACGTTTTTATGAAACCTTCGTACTCACTCTGTAGAAGCGGATCCGGGTCTCTCCTGGAGCGCTTAAGCATCTTTATACCTTCGTGAGGGGTATGCTCGATAAAGCCGCTCAGGCTCGCCAGTTTGAGCAACGCAGTCAGATTGTTCATCAGGCCGTTGACCGTGGAGACAGCGCGACCTTTTCTTTTAAGCCAGGGTGCGTGATCGCTAAAGGTGTTGCCAGTTAATAGCGCGTTCCTGTAATTCAAAAGGTCGGTATGCTGAATATCAGCAATATGCGTATTGCTTCCGACGATAGCGCAAAGTGTTGCTATGCGTGATTCTGCACCTCTGTATGACGCAGCTGAGACCTCAAGCTTTTTGGCATTAAGATAAACTTTGCACAATTCACCGAAGGTTTTAATTTTTTGTGTTGTGGTGAATTTTTTAAGCGCCTTTGATTCAGGAAAGTGTTCTGCATAGTCAAATTTACCTTGCTGAATCTCACTCACGATTAAAGCACGGAGATTGCCCGCTTTTTTTATATTTCTATTTGATACAGTCCAGCCCCGCAAAACTTCGCGGCAACGTATGCCGCGATATAGAAAGCTAATTCTTATTCCTTTCCCATGCAGCTCTACGCCAGCAGGCATATTCATTATGTTTCCCCGACAAGCCTATTAATCCTGGTGTAGTTGTAGAGAAGTGTCACCCTTCCTTCTGAAGCTTTTGGATCTGGTGGGTGCTTCTTGTAATGAATGCCCTCGATCCATCTCCCCTCCCGGTAAGATTTAATTTGCCGGGGAGTCATATACATCTTCGCTACAATTCCCTTTTCCATCACCCATTCATCTTCTTGAGTAATATCGGCCATAAATAACCTCATGGCCGGGAAACTATAATTAGTTCCCCGGTTTAATGTTGATTATTGGAAATCAGTTCAGTTGTGTTTTTGTGTAATTCAGTCGTTCCATGCTTCCAGTTCGTTTTCGATCTCCTCGTCGAGTTCGTCATTGGTAGCTTCTTCGTCCAGGTAGTCACGCGCCTCTTTGAGGTACTTTTCCCGGCGTTCCCGATACCAGGCAGAAAATTCTGGTGACCAGCCGTTCGGCTCACCGTCATAGTCAAACTTAGCGTTACGTTCAGCCATGCTCTCGACCATGCTGTAAGCTGTGGTGAGCGCTGCGTCGCGGATATACCCGCGCAGGTCACGCTTGCACCAGTAAGGGTTAACTTTTGAATCGCAGATAGGTTTAAATTCCACTTCCCAGCGACGGATACAGCGTGCATTTAGTGATTTTCTCATCGTGATGCCTCCGCTTTAAGCGCTTTGTACGCACGAAGCACATGTGATGTTTTCCCGGAAATAACCGTTTTCATAATAAAGAACCCGCTACGCTTAGAGCGAACGGAAGGAGCCAGGAATAAGGCAGTATCAACGGCGCGGTTGTGTAGGCGGAATTCGAATACCGTGCTGGTTATAATGGCTGTTGCGATTACACCTTTATCGTTAAATTCTATTTTCATAATTATTTATTCCACGCCGCTGGCCGTAATTGAAAGCTTGCTGGCCTTGAAGGTAATGACTTGCGAACTAAAGACTGTGTAGCCTTTAATTGGTCTTTCTTTTTTTCCTTTTCGTTACAGATAGGGCAGTAATATGCCACTTTGCGATAAGCTCCTCGGCCAGAAGGGCGATATTGCAACTCTTCGCGTGTAAAGGAGCCGCCGCAGCTGTAGCAGTGGAGTTTTTCGGTTTCCATATTTATTCCTGTATTAAGGTGTGTGGATACCTGCCTTTAAGGGCATTAATTCATTTGTTCGATAATTAAAATGAAACTTCGGTGTTTACTTTATATTGACCTGTAAGCAAGTCAGCATCGACGGAAATTAAATCTCCGTCCAGGTCATAATTTAAAATAACATCACGAAATTGAAGTCCTGAAAGAGCATCCGTACGACCACAAAACATACGGTCTTCTTCGTGCTTTGCTGCTTCATGAATATCTTTTATTGACGCCATGGCATCAGACCACATGCCACTGTTACCAATAAATTGTGCTATCGCGAGTTTACTTTGAGCTGCTTTAACCATCGGGTTGCTTTGCAGAAAATTAGCCATTAAACACCCCCGTAACATGCAGAATTTTGATAATGGTCGCTGACCAGGCAACAAGGCAGATGACCAGAACAATAATTAGTGATCGAATGCCATTTCTGCTCATACTCCACCCCAGCACTGAACGCTTACCGACGCGACCGCAACCAAAAACGGAACAACCTTCAACCAGAACCGGTGCCATGCTGGCTTGTCTTCGTCTCGAATCATCTCCTTACCCTCATCTGTGTTGAGTACCTAACAGACCTTGCAATGCAGTGCCGGGTGCCTCCCGGTGATACCAGCCAGTTAACAACTGGTACCGACAGCTTCTTTTCCACCCCACTCTTTTTAGAAACGAGTGATACCGCTTAACTGTGCCGCGTGCGCATAGCCGCATTCACTGCATTGCAAAGCCTGTTGATTTTTAGCCTTCAGGCGGCCAACCGAACGTTTAACCTATCGCACCGTTGTGTCGATGTACTTATGGTGAGCTACAGGCTAAATAAAATCAACCAAAAGATAAGTCAAAGGCTAAAAAAATACCGCCAATCGGCGGCATTCTTTTGAAATTGAAGTGAATTTATTTTTCTCTGGTAGTCGGATCTACGTTATCAGAGTAAAAATCTTTGAGTTTTTGTAGCCGCATCTGGAATGCAGCCAGCATGTTGCGCCTTTCGATAGGCGGCAATTCGCGGAAAACTTCAATAAGTGCAATTTCGTCTTCGGTGTATGTCCCGCCGAGTTCCTCTGCTCCTGTAAGTATCCATGAGAGCGAGGTTTTAGCGGCCTTAGCTAGTTTGGCTGCTGACTCCTTGCTAATGGTTTCCCTCTTAAACCAGTTGGTTACAGAGGTAGGACTAACTCCCGCAATCCTCGCCATTTCTGTGCGAGACCAATGATTCAGTTTCATCAGCTCATCAAGTCTTGCGGCAAGCGTGCTTTGTGGCTTTGCGCCTGATTCATGCTGGGTTTCTGTCTTCATAGCAACAATTGTAAGCCACTGGCTAAAACAATAATAATTTCTTGTTGTTGATTTTTTTTAGCCATTAGCTCAATATAATTGCACAATGGCTAAAGCGAGAGGTTCACATGTCAGGTCTTGATAAGGCAATTACAGCTGCAGGTGGCAAACGTCGGCTTGCACTTGCCTTGAATATTAAACCGTCGTCGCTGAGTCGATGGATCCATAAGTACCAGGGGCAAGTTCCACCAAAGCGCGTAATTCAGGTTTATGAGGCAACTGGAATTACTCCGCATGAGTTGCGTCCTGATCTTCACCCAAACCCAACCAGTGGCCTTCCAGAGAATGATACGGCTACAGCACAGAAGGAGTCTGATTGATGGAAATCAAACACGAGCACGTTGAAATGGTTCTGCTGGCCTGGGCTGCTGAAGTCGGCCAAGCATACGCAGCCAACGCGATTACTGAAGAATACGTGCGCTCAGGTGGGGCTGAGCTTCGTCTGGTACCGGGTAAAGCATGGGCCAATCAGCAGAACATCTTCCATCGCTGGCTGAAGGGGGAGACCGAACAGCAGCGCGAGAAAATCCGTCTGCTGCTTCCGTCAATCCTGCGCGTTCTGCCGCGTGAAATCCGTCATCGTCTGAGTATCTACGACACGATTGAGCGTCGGGCATTGCTGGCGGCCCAGCATGCCATCGGAACGGCTATTGATGCGCACGACGATGCTATTGAAGCCATATACAGCAAGGCGTATCAGCCTGTCGCTGTTGAAGTAACGAAATACCACTGATTCCGGAGGTGACTATGTGTAACCAGTCTGCTGCTGAATTGATTGCTCGCCTGAAACGAGCGTATCCGGCATATGAGCCGTCTGAAGGAGATTGTGCAGGCACTGGCATCCCCAAGGCCGGTTCTCGCTTCCAGCACAGACACAAAGGCCACATGGTGACGGTACTCACAGCGACAGAGAAAGATGTTTCCTACCGCAAAGCCTGCGGGGCAATTGGCTGGGTGGGATTGAGAGAGTTTTTACGGCTACACAATGAGGTTTCGGAATGAACAATCAGGTGTTTGAAATTGTTCAGGCCATGTCTGGGCAGGGGAACTGCATAACGATCCCCGGACCGTATCTGGATTTCTTTGCAGGAGACAGGCAGCAGCATTTGCTGGCGGCCATTCTCAATCAGCTGGTGTTCTGGTCTGGCAAGTCAAGTCTGGAAAATGGCTGGTTTTACAAAGAGCACGCGGCGCTTGCGAAAGAGGTTCGGGTTTTAGAGGGCGATGTGGTCCGAAGAGCTATCTACAAAATTACTGAGCAATATTTACCCGGCGTTATCCAGGAAGAAATTCGTCAGGTTAACGGTACGCCGAAGAAGCATTACCGCATTGACCAGGAAGAGCTGATGCTCAAGATTTTCCCGTCAATACTGGATTCGGCACAAGTGCCGAATGGAAGCAAAGCATTGAAAGTATTGGATTCGGCACAAACGCCGAATGGAAACGGCACAAACGCCGAATGCATTCGGCATAAACGCCGAATCCAGGAAACGGCACAAACGCCGAATGGAAACGGCACAAACGCCGAATCCTATCTCTATACAGATCTTAAAAGAACAGATCTTATAACAGATCTTAAAAACCAAGGCGGAGAGTATTCCCCTGTGGATAACTTTGCTAAGAAGCATCCTGAGGCGGTGATTTTCAACGCTGAAAAAAGCCTTTGGGGAAGCGCGGAAGACCTGGAGTTTTCGAAGTGGTTTTATGCCCGCGTCGTCGAAGTGCACGAACGAGCCGCTGAATTCGACGGGACGATTTCAAGACCAGTAGAACCAGACTGGACATTCTGGGCGAATGAAATCCGGTTGCTACGCGAACAGCAGGGCTGCACTCACGAGCACATGTACACCATGGTTGAACGCATTCAGAACAGCTGGTGGGTCAAGGACATTAAAACTGCTGACCGCCTGCGGAGCAAATGGCCTGAGGTGGCTGTGAAGCTTTGTCCGGCAAATCTCACAACCGGTGGCAATCTCGGTTTTAGCGGCAAGGTTCAGGCAGATATTCCTAAGGGTTTCAGGGGCTAAGGAGTTTTTTAATGAAAACAACAAAATCCAGGAAAACACAATACAACGGTGAAATCACGATGATCGAATTTCTCAAAGCTAATTCTGATTTGACTACGCGTGAAATCGCCACTGCGCTGGGTCGCGGTATGTCGTCAGTGAATGGCCAGCTTCGGCAGCTGCATGGAGCGGGTCAGATTGTCCAGAGCGGCCTACGCAACGGCGCGGCCTTGTGGCGCTTTAACGACATGCCGTTTGGTTGCGCGAACCGTATCCGCATGATGTTTGAAAACCTCCTGAGGGAATGTCGCGGGGTCGCTCAATGAAATTACAGACATGCCCTGATTGCGGCGCTGTACCCGAGTTTCATTGGAAAGATTACACGTTTGGCTCTTGCTCTGGCGCCCTGAAATGCCCGTATGACCATTACCGGGTCCAGCACAGTTACTGGGCTGGTGGAAAGAACAAAGCCAGGCATGTTCTGGAGCAAAAATGGGCGGAAGCGGTGAATAAAAACGAGGTTAAAAATGGCTAAAGATTCGAAAGTGGTATACGGCGCCAGTGGCAAGACAAACGTTTTAACGTTCGAGCCTGAAAACCTTCATCTGGTTACCGACAAAACTCACCCGCTTTACGATGAGCGGGTCCACCTTCCGATCGACGAAGGGATGGTACTGAACATTAAAGAGCTGGGCGTACTGGAGCCGATTATCGTCTGGAAAGACCCTGAAACGGGGCTCACCTGCGTGGTTGTAGGCCGTCAGCGCGTAAAACATACCCTGGAGGCAAATAAACTCCTTCTGAAAGAAGGCAAAGACCCACTGCTTGTTCCTGGGGTTGTTAAGCGCGGATCAGCAAATCAGATGGCTAAATACATGGTCAGCGAAAACGAAATTCGCCGACCTGATACACCGCTGGGCCGGGCTAAAAAAATGTCAGACGCGCTCGACCGCGGGCTCGATGAGGACGACATTGCAGTGTTGTTTGGCTGCAGCGTTCAGACCGTTCGTGCAACGCTGTCCCTCCTCGATGCCACCCAAGCCGTCCGGGAAGCTGTGGAGTCTGGCACAGTTACCGTTACTCAAGCCCGCCAGCTTGGCACGCTTCCCCCGGAAGAGCAGCGGGAAAAAGTGAAAGAGATTGAATCTGCGACCGCAGGAATGACTGGCCATGAAAAATCCCGTCGCCAGCGTCAGGTCCTTGGTGATAAAAAGCTACGTCTTAAAACTCGAAAAGAAATTAACAAAGCCCTCGAAGGTGCCAGCGGTGAATATGCTGACGCCCTGCGTTGGGTGCTTGGGGAAGAACTATGAATATTTATCCAAATAAGTACAGAAAACCTTGGCTGCGCTGGCTTGAAGTGGCAATTCAAGTTGTCTTTTTGGTGAGCTTTATCTTTTTGGTTTGGTGTATCGGCACGATTATTGAATGGGGGCGGAATGAATAACCGACCGGAAGGACTACAGGGAGCAGCACTGCAAGCATAAAGCCGTCGAGGTCGATGAGAAGGGGCGAATCATTCTGTGCCTTCAATGTGGCTGAGCTGTTGACCCATTCCAGTACGTTCTTCAGTGCGCGAATGATGGCGAGGCTGTGGTGAGAGAGATTCAGCAGCTTCATAACCGCCGCGATGAGCTGCGCGAAGCTGTCGCCAACCTCGAACGAGAAGAGAAAAATGCAAAGGCACGGCTACGCGCTGCCAGAACGTCGATCCTATTCGCGGAAAACGACCTGAAAAATACTGAGCAGGGGATAAAGCAATAAAACACAAACACCATATTTGTTATCAACAAATCTAAGGTTTGTTATTTATGCAAATGATTACCAGAAAAAAGCCAGCCTTTACCGAGCTGTATCAGACCGGAGTTCTGACCAGAATTGTTGCAGTCAGAAACGCAGATAGCGGAGGCTGGCGACTATTTGGCCTTTGGAGAGATAAGCAAATCGGGGTATACGTAGAGGCTGCTCGTGGTGGTGTACGGGAATGGTCAGGGCTGGATTACCTGGCTAACTTCTGCGGCAGCTGCGGAATCAGCCTGTGGGAAGTTCACAGCAAGGTCGCTGAAAAATCCGCTCAATGAGACCCCGCTTCGGCGGGTTTGTTTAATCTATAAGACAATCTCGAACATTTCTATTCATTATGCGAGTAAATAGGGGCTTGCACGCTATACAAAATATGCATCACCCTCTCTTAAAGTTTTTTATGCTGCATAATACAGAATTGTAATCGTTAAACTCTGAAGTTAGATGAAGACCTTTAGTTAGGTGAAATAGGGGGTTGCGCGCAACGCAAAATGTGCATTCTTTGTTGCGGTAGTGTTTTCTGCTACTCCATTTTTCATATAATTAATTAAATCCTGAAATTGGCTAAATTCTTCTATCTGAGTGAAATAGGGGGTTGCACCAGATAAAAAATGTGAATGACTTTTTATATTTAGTGGTTTTTCATAATGCATTGAATTTATTGATCTTTGTATTTTCATTGTTATTATCTTTTGTCCGTAAAAATAGGGTCTTGATGGACGATCTAAATATGTCATTGTATTCCAGAACGTCGCGAGTTCATTTTTAGCCATCCCTGTACAGGAAAAGAAAAATCTACGATTTATGAAATATTCACAAGGTGCAGACTGATGAATAAGAAAGAAATGAATAAAGCAATGGACGTTTTGGGTACGTATGTCGTCAACCACCTTTCTGGTGGAGTTTATGTTGTAACCCCGCTTAATGAAGGAGAGATTGTAATCACAAAGGAATCTCACGAGGAGTGTAAAGTATTCTTCCGGAAGAAGAAAAAGTGATTTATACTAATCACCTCGGCTGAACACCGAACCTATCGCGCCATCACAGGAGTAAAGTGATGACGCAAAAACGCAGCAACGCCATTTTACGCCGTGCCTCAGTGCGCGGTGTTTCTGTTTGTCTGTCGCATCCAGGCGGTGCGATATGAGAGACCCCCGTCGCAGATGCAAAGCACCCGGCTGCGGTGCCTGGTTTAACCTTACCTATTCTAATGTTTACTGGTGCTGCGAAGAGCATAAGACCCAGTACCTTGCGCATCAGCGCGAGAAACAAAAAACTAAGGCTAAAGACCGGTTAAAAAATAAACCCGTTCACCATATTCGCCCTGAACCAAAGACGGCTGAAAAGTCCCTTAGTCACTGGCTGGAAGTCACCGAGCGCGTGGTTAATACCCTGTGCCGTGAAACTGCACTTGCTAATGGAGAGGGGTGTATTTCCTGCGGAACTCACCAGGCTGCTGTCTGGCACGCTGGACATTATCGGACAGTCGCTAAAGCCTCTCATCTGCGGTTTACCCACATCAATATCAACCTTCAATGCGATGACTGCAACGTCGGCAAGTCCGGGAATATCAAAGCCTACCGCGTAGGGCTTGTGGAAAAATACGGCGAATCTGCGGTTCTGGAGCTGGATAACGACAACAGAATTCACCGCTGGACCATCGAAGAGCTGGAAGCCATCCGCCTGCAGGCTTACGCCGACTTACGTGAACTGAAAAAAGCGCAGGAGGCCGCATGACTAATCCTTACTGCAAATCTCTCACAGCCCTACCCAACGCACCATCACATTATTTAAAAGAGGTTGGCGACCAGTGGCGAACGCCGGACTCTTTATTCTGGGGTATCAATGCGATGTTTGGTCCGTTGATGCTGGACCTGTTCGCTGATGACAGCAACGCAAAATGTCCTGTCTGGTACACCGCAGAAGATAACGCGCTGACACAGGACTGGTCGGAAATGCTTTTCTCAATCGGTGGTGCTGCATTTGGCAATCCGCCTTACAGCCGCTCTCAGTACCATGAAAAGCAGGCGATCACTGGCATGACTCACATCATGAAATACGCAGCTGCGCAACGAGATAAGGGCGGTCGCTATGTTTTCCTTGTGAAATCCGCAACGAGCGAAACGTGGTGGCCGGAAGACGCGGATCATGTCTGCTTCATCCGTGGGCGAATTGGTTTCGATCTGCCTGTCTGGTTTAACCCTGCCGACGATAAACAAAGGCCAACCAGCGCGTTTTTTGCGGGCGCCATAACTGTGTTTGATAAGACCTGGCGAGGAGAGAAATTCGGCTACATCAACCGCACCGAACTGGAGGCAAAAGGCCACGCATTTGTGGCGCTGGCGCAGTTTGCCACTGGCAAATGTCCAGGGCAAGCAATGGTGCAACCAGCGAAAGCTGAGCAACCGACCGCGCCTACTGAACTACCAGAGACGGAATCAAGTATCTGGCCACTGGAGGTCGGGCTGATATTTGAACAGGTTGAAGGTGCTGAGGATCTGGAATTCTCCCAGCAGAACAAGCTGAAGGCCCACATTAACCAGCTGTGTCTGGAGCGTATGCCAACAAGCGAAATTATCGCTGTTGCTGGTGGATTAGTGGAAAGCATGCAGGGGGTGAGCCATGCGTGAGTTAATTGTTGATAATTTTGCTGGCGGCGGTGGAGCCAGTACGGGTATTGAACTGGCAATAGGGCGCAGTGTTGATATTGCTATTAACCACGATGAAAACGCCGTTGCCATGCATCGCACTAACCATCCAGATACGCTTCACTATTGTGAAAATGTGTTTGATGTTGATCCTAAAGCGGCGACAGGAGGAAAGGCTGTAGGGTTCGCTTGGTTTAGCCCTGATTGCACTCATTACTCAAAGGCGCGCGGTAGTAAGCCCGTTAAACGTGAGATTCGTGGTCTGGCTTGGGTGTCTTTGCGCTGGGCATTGGATGTTCAACCCCGTGTAATGGCCCTTGAGAATGTCGAAGAGTTTAAAACGTGGGGGCCATTACTTTCCTGTGAAATGCGTCCAGACCCTGATCGCTCAGGAGAAACCTTCAAAGCATTTGTTGGAATGCTATCCAACGGTATACCTGCGGATCACCCGGCTCTTTATGAATGCTGTGATTTCCTCGGCTTATCACCTGATAGCAAAGACGCGAGGCGTCTGATTACCGGGCTTGGTTACCAGGTTGAATATCGTGAACTGCGTGCCTGTGATTATGGTGCGCCGACGATTCGCAAGCGATTCTTTATGTTGATGCGCCGGGACGGGAAACCGATAGTCTGGCCGGAAGCCACGCACGGGGATCCGAAGTCTGCCGCCGTGCTGGCGGGCCAGCTTGAGCCGTGGCGTACAGCTACGGAATGCATAGACTGGTCAATCCCCGCACCGAGCATCTTCGGTCGCAAAAAGTCACTGGCAGAGAATACGCTAAAACGGATTGCCCGCGGCATTCAGCGCTTTGTTATCAAAAGTGCTTCGCCGTTCATCGTGAAGTGCAATCACACAACGACACGTGGCAAATACGACTGTTTCCGGGGACAGGCGCTGGACGATCCGCTACAGACGATTACGAAAACCCATGGCTACGCAATTGCGGTACCTCATCTGACAAAATTCCGCACCGGCGCCACCGGGCAGCCAGTTACCGAACCGGTACCGACGGTGACCGCCGGCACGTCGAAACGCCCTGGAGGAAATGGGCATGCGTTGGGCATCGTTGAAGCTGAGTTGGCGCCGTTCCTGGCTGGCAACGGTGGCAGCGAGTACCAGGCTAAACCACGCCCGCTCGATAAACCTGCTCACACCATCCTGAAAGAATCGCGCGCCTGTGTCGTCGCTCCGGTTATCGCCCGGCAGTTCGGCGCCAGCATCGGACACCGTGCCGACGAACCTAGCGCAACAATCACCGCGGGCGGCGGCGGTAAATCACAACTGGTATCCGCATTCCTGGCGAAACATTATGGCGGGAACTATAACGGGGCGGGCGTAGGGCTGGATGAGCCAGCTCATTCAGTAACGACTGTCGATCACCACGCGCTGGTTACCGCGCAGATAGTCGGTGTTGGTGGTCGTGCAGGGCAGAGTCGTCCGCGAGACGTTAGCGAGCCATTGCAGACAATGACAACAAAGGCTGATGCTGCAATGGTGACTTCCCATTTGGTTAAGCTGCGCGGTACTTGCCGTGACGGCCAGCCTACTGACGAGCCGATGCCGACTATCACTGCCGGCGGCCAGCACGTAGGGGAGGTTAAAACGACTCTGGCGGTCGATAACTACGACGAAGAACGAGCGCAGCAGGTGCTGGCGTTCCTGCAGGAATACTGCGGAGAGGGATGCACCGGGCTGGTGGAAATTGGTGGTGTGACTTACCGAATCGTTGATATCGGCATGCGCATGCTGCAGCCACACGAGCTCTACCGGGCGCAGGGCTTTCCGGAGTGGTACATCATTGACCAGGATTACCGCGGCGTGAAATACGCGAAAGATAAGCAGGTCGCGCGCTGTGGCAACGCCGTCCCGCCGCCATTCGCAGAAGCCCTTGTAAGGGCAAACCTACCTGAAATGTGTAATTACGGTCAGCGGGAGGTGGCATGAATCAGCTCTTTGTTGAACGCATCCGCTACCGCTGGAAAAAGCTTCGCCTTTGCCGTCATCGCGGCACTGTATTAGTTGACTACCGCATCCTCAAAAACTTTATTCGCACCTGTCAGATCCGGGGAGAGACAGCATGACTCCAATGCAACGCCGTAGACATAATGCGGCCCTTAATGAGGTTGCCCTGGCTACGCATAAGCGCTATCTGGGGCGAGCAAAACTCTTGACCGGCATCCAGTCAGGCTGGATTAAATCATTGCTTACCGTATGGGGCGATACCATGCGCGGTGAAGCCGCGCCACGATTGCCAAGAAGCCATGAATGCTGGCGAGTTATTAGAGGAGATCGCTGGTCTGATAAATCTCTTGAACGCTTTACTGCGGCAATTAAGCAGGCGAGGGAGGAGGGTTATCGCGGTCAGCATGCGTTAAATAGAGCACACGCAATTTTATGGCCGAAAACCACTACCAGCATAATAGATACCGCTATAAGAGATGATGATGCGGATTTCGTTGAGGAATGTGTGTTAAAGGCATTCGACACAACGGATCCGGTTTATATCGTAGGGGTGAGCTTTTACACCACTCGTAAAAAAGTCGCGGATATTGCCCGCGAGCTGGAACGAGCAGCTCCATGGCTTACGTTCAAGATGGCAAAGGATCGGGTTAACTGGTGCTTACAGGTATTTCAGGCGAAAACTTTCCTGTCTGCAAGGCAAAGCCTGAAAGCTGAATCTGAATGATTTTTTAGCAATTAGTGCTTATTTTGTTATTGGTAGTTGATTTCAGGTCTAAAAATTAGATAATCCGTTCATGCTTGGCAGAGCTGTGCCACTCGGCAGCGACAAAAAGCGACAATTTGAATATGACGAGAACCCCGCCAGCGCGGGGTTTTTGCTTTCCGGCGATCCGACAGGGGTATTCGCGAGATGCATTGCATCAGTACCCCTGTCACATCGTCGTAGGGCATTGAAACGACTATCTTCAGATGTTAAATTTCTGGCGTGGTGAATCCCCCTATGCGGAGGGGCGTCCAACTAATAGAGCGAAAGCCCTGTGAATACCACGCGAGTGATGTCTGTTGGGGCATGCTCACCGGGAGGCACCCGGCACCACATCTAATCGCAAGTAAGTAAACCGAACATCTTGTTGGGTTTACTCATTCTCTTTGGCAGACTATGGTTAATTACAGTAACGACATAAAAGGAAATGCTTTTCTGGTAAATCGGTAGCTCGGACTATCAGGAACCTTTCTTTATCGTTGCTCCTCGAAAGCCAACTTTTTCAGCCCGCTCTCATAGCGGGCTTTTTTTTCCCCTCGTTCATGAGAGGACTCACAGCAATAAGAGGGGGGGGCTTTCTGGCACTGAGGGGGTTGAAGTATCCAGCCATATCGCTATTGCAACCAGTGTCGCAGCAAATACAGCGGCTCACTTTAAAACCCTCGTTGAGTCGGTTCCAGGTATAAGCAAATCAATTATCGAGCCTTTCCTTAATGCAATGCTGAGAGAAGCATTTCATGGTTGTGAGTTTAGAAACCCAGCAACCAAAGCAACCTGCCAGCTCCGCCCAAAGCTGGAGATTCTGTCACATGTTTACAGACACTTCTTTGACCTGCTCCCCGATCATTCTGTAAGCTGCTTATTTGCCTTGAGCCCAGCCAATAACTTGTGGGAAAATCTTCTTGCAATGAGTCAATTTGAAGCGAAGCCGATGTGATCAGGGAGCCCGTAGAATGTCGCCAAAAGAAGAACACCAGGCTATGTACGATGATGTCTGTCGAGTGCTGGGTAGAGCTATCATAATGCTTAAAGAAACAGGCCAACCTATTACAGATAAGACTTTGCAGCTGATGCTTCAGGTTCACAATGATCAGACAAAGGACTTGTATTTGACTAAAATATATACAACAGCCAAAAGGGTTATTGGTTAGTAAACTTATCTATGTTGATGCGTAGAACGCAAATAATTGACATGCGCCTAAATGGCTGGTTTATTTAAGCGCGTGGTGAATCCCCCTAGCGGCGGGGCGGAAGTGACAAGGCTGCATCATGATGATAATGCCCGGTGAAATTGACCGCGAGTAACGGTTTGTCAGCCAACGACTCACCGGGAGGCACCCGGCACCACACCTAATAAAAAATGATGATAGCTGTAAGGCCCACTTCGGTGGGCTTTTTCTTTGGGCAAAAAAAAGCCCGCATGGTTTCATGCAGGCAAGGCAGTTACATTTAGATTTTGTCCCGGTATATGTTTTTTTGTCCGGAAGTCGAAAGATACTGTCTCGAATACATTTTGTAAATAACGGATTCAAATCACAAGGCCATGCATTTGCATGGCTTTTTTATTTGTGCCACCAGAGCATCATTCACTCTGTGCTTTGTCGTTAATCCATCTGGCGGCCATCCTAAAGGACTATCTGCTGAGTTCTTTTTTCAGAGGTTGCATTTTCTTCAGTACCTCATCTGAATTAGTGACTGAGAAACCCGTCGGGAAAAATAGCATTCCATCGGATGGATGTTCATCGTGCCAGTGCTTCGTGGTGGCCATCGTATGAGCGTCGAGATAACTGGTGTAAGCATCAAGGAGAGCGTTTTTCCTGCGCCTCGGGGCGTAAGGTAGCAACTGGTTGAAATCAGCATCGCTGATAAGCCTGAATGGATAAGAGCCTCCTTCAATAGCCTCAATTTCGCTTAGCAACTTTCCCAGCAGTGGTGCGGAATGCTTCCTGAACTCTGCCTTACGTGACGAATGGTTACTGATTAGTGACGGAATAAAGAGCCCTAGCAGTGTCAGTATCACTCCGATTACTGAAATAATTTCCATGAGATTTCCCTATGCCTGATTTTATTTATTCAGTATTACCCTTGGTGGGATTCGGTTTTTCTTGTTTTGGTCTTGGATACATCCTTGGCTTCGTACGCGGACGAGACTGAACAAGAAGAATAAATCCGTCTGAGAGGGTGGTGAATCCTGATATTTTTACAGTGATTTTTGGTGGCTGTCACCTGGCGGCCATCCTATTTTCCCCTCGTTCTGAGAGGATCCACAGCAATAGAGGGGGCTAAATGTCCGATCCTGTCTCTGGTACTTCAGTTGCGGCCGGCGGCCTGATGGGGGCTAGCATGTTCGGTCTGGCTACCGGAATAGATTACGGCGTGGTATTTGGTGCGTTCGCCGGGGCGGTTTTTTACGTGGCCACGGCAGCTAACATATCGCGCGGTAAGCTGGTGGCATACTTTATGACGTCATTCATTGTTGGTGTTCTGGGCGCCGGTCTGGTGGGTTCCAAGCTTTCAAGCTGGACTGGCTACAGCGACCGTCCGCTTGATGCGTTGGGAGCCGTATTAATATCAGCGCTTATCATCAAAGTTCTGACGTTTCTCAACAGCCAGGATCTAAATAGCTTGTTCAATATGCTGACCCGGTTCCGGGGAGGAGGTTCAAGTGGTAAATGATCCTTCAGCGCTGGCTAATGCAGTCATTTGCGCCGTCATTGTGCTGGCATTGATGTTCTACCAACGAGGTAGTGCGAGACACCGTCCGGGCATATCCGTTCTTGCTTATCTCATGGTGCTGGTTTATGCCAGCATCCCTTTCCGTTTCCTGTTTGGCCTGTACGAGTCATCCCACTGGCTGGTGGTGCTGGCTAACATTCTTATCTGCGGCGCGGTTCTCTGGTTCAGGGGGAATGTGGCGCGACTGGTCGATGCACTGAGGCACTGATGAATAAATCACAATTCCAGAAGGCGGCTGGTATTAGCGCCGGGTTAGCTGCGCGCTGGTTTCCGCATATTGATGCTGCGATGATAGAATTCGGCATCACTGCTCCACTCGATCGAGCGATGTTCTTAGCGCAGTGTGGACACGAAAGCACGTCATTTACCCAGCTGGTCGAAAGCTTTAACTATAGCGTTGCCGGCCTGGCTGGTTTTGTGAAGGCGAAGCGCATCACGCAAGACCAGGCGAACACCCTAGGGCGTAAAACTTACGAAAAGGTTTTACCGCTCGAACGTCAACGAGCTATCGCTAATCTCGTCTACAACAATCGTTTTGGCAATAAGGCTGCGGGCGATGGCTGGAAATACCGCGGGCGTGGAATTATCGGGATCACCTTCCTCGAAAATTATATGAAGTGCGGTAATGCACTGAAACTGGATTTAGTCAGCAACCCTGAGTTGTTGGAGAAAGATATTAATGCGGCCCGCAGCGCAGCCTGGTTTTACACCTCAAACGGATGTTTGAAATACCACGGAGATTTAGTGCGCGTGACCCAGATTATCAACGGAGGGCAGAACGGTATTGATGACCGACGTGCCCGCTTCCTGAAAGCTAAATCTGTTCTGGTATGAGGTCCTCATGGGCATTGAAATGATTATTGGTCTGGCAACTGCGTTGCTGGCCATTGTCGCTGGCGCATTTGGGTTAGGCCATTCACGCGGAACCAGCAAGGCGGAAGCCAAAGCCGAGCAGCAGCGAACCGAAGATAACGCCGCCGCTACCATCGCCGTAGCAGAACGTAAGGCGCAAGCAACTAAAGGGGCCAGCGATGTACAGCAGACTGTTAGCCATATGCCTGATGACGATGTTGATCGGGAGCTGCGCGAAAACTTTACACGCCCCGGCAGTCGTTGATACCGCATGTAACTGGGTACGGATCATCTACCTGACCGACCACGATATCGACGTTCTTGACCGTCAGACGAAGCGCGACATTCTGGCGCATAACAAATCAGTGCAGGCGAACTGCCCGCAACAAACCGACAAGGCTACTAATAGCTAATAAAAACTGTTGCATCAACACAGCATGAGCATTATATCAGGGAAGACGACACAGTAAGGAGTGCTGCAAGATGAACTTAATGATGGGTGTATTCGGTTCCAGCAAAAGGGGAAAAAGTGAAACGCTAATATTTCTGATAAAACTGTTTGAGCAAAGTGATCGCTATGCATCCTTTATGGCAGCAAAAACCCACCCTGGTGGAGAAAAGGATCTTATAGCTGTATTCGAGCGTGATGGACTTAAGATTGGGATATCCACTTTGGGTGATTTGGGCTCTCAGGTTGAAAAATCCACCAAAGAGTTAGCTGAGATGGGATGCAACGTAATCATCACTGCTACACGAACTCAGAAGAAAACAGTTGTTGCTTTTGAAAAGGTTTCTGAAGAGTTCAGTTTCAAAAAACTGTGGTTTGAAAAAAACAACAATATAAATGATTACTGCAATAATTGGCCGAGTAAGCAGGAAGGGTTTGAGGCAATAAAAAGAAGCCGCTTTAATCAAAGTAATATGATGGATGCCAGTTTTATATTTAGCTACATCGACGGATTACCAGGTTGATTCGTTGGCAATAAATATCAAATACAAGTAAATACGATGCCTCGCAATAGCGGGGCTTTTTATTACCAGAAGAAGGAAATACCATGTTTACAGTTAAGACCATCATCAACGGCGTGACCCACATCTGCGAACAGCCGAGCGTGACAATTGCCCGCGCGGGATGCGAGCGTTTCGACGATATTCTCTTGCAGACCAATGACCACTCAAACCCTGATTTCGCTATCTGGCTGCCAGCGGTCTATTCAGACCCACAGTGCAAAGATGCGCTGCAGGAAGAAGAGTTAATCGTCAGCGAGCGTGATGGCGTTCTGGATGAAGATGCTATCGCCATCTTGGTAGAAGACTTCGAAAGCCCTGAGCATGCAAAGCGCAAGGCATTCGACGGCGTTCGCTACCAGTTCATCTACCCCGGCGACCAGGTATATGTGATGAACTCGCACGGCTCAACCATCGAAACGGTTAAGTAGAGTGAATGATGAACATCAATAATGTTAACGCCGCTTCAATCTTATGCGAACAGCTTAGGGAACTCGAAGCACAACGTGCAATCGTCGCGCGTGGGGAAGGGCTAGGTGTCACGATTCAGAGTCGTTATCAGGATGATGCCTTTGTTAATGCAGTACGCAGTAGCGTCACTGGTGAGCTTAGCCGACGCATTGGTGCGGTAAAGCATCAGCTTGCTGAACTCGGTGTAACGTCATTTACCAAAGAGCAGTAGGCATTACAGAGCCACTTCCAGAGGTGGCTCGATAATGCTCCCCACATCGCACAGAGGTACGACATGGTCGAAATCACCGACGCTCAGCAGATTCGCCTGAACCTGCTTTCAACCCTCAACTACGACACAGCAGCAGCAAAAGTCGCCGTAGAATTTGTTCAGGACAATCCGCTTAAGTACCAGTTATTCATCCAGCAATACAGCCGTGTCACATCAGAGACTGAAGTGGTTGCAAAGACGATGAAAGCAGTGCAGGAAGCAACTGAAGCGCTGCCGCTCTTCGATACCGGCGCTGAACAGTCCAGCTAAAGCATTACAGCAGACATTCTATGAGTGCCTGTGAAAATGTTGTATTAATCGAATATGGTTTATGAGAATAATAACTCTCTTTTATAGGAGGGTATAAGATGGATAGCAAAGTTGAAATGCAACCAGTTATTGCAAGAAAACTGCGTGACAAAGACATTGGTCATTACGTTGACATGGCAAATGTGGCTGACGCAGGCGCCTATATCACTATTTTTACTAAATGCGGAGTAATTACAGGAAAAATAATTTCAGGTAAAAAATATTACGAAAGCATCGAAAAAAGCTACAGCACCTATCAGCAGGGTACATACGGTGCTATTACTTATCAATATTTTCAGAATGCCAAGAAAAACTACACGGAGGAGGCCGATTGGGTTGAGGATGAAGGCGCATCATATCCTCTCAATTTTATGCACCTCGAAGATGTATCGATAATGGTTGGTACAGGTGAATGGCGTGGGTTTAGCAATGGTTTGCTTAGGATTAAAATAGAAGAAATAGACGGCTACATGTTAGGTAAAGCCCAAGGCTAATACTTATTTGCGGATAAGTGTTTTTTTAATAAAAGCGCTGAATGATTTCTTATTTATATTATCTGAGAGTTTCATATGAAGGCCTCGCATCTGCGGGGCTTTTTTCATTGGAGATGATAAGGATGCCCACACTGATCCCCCGTGCCTGCCGTAGCCGTGGATGCGCAGGCACAACAACCGACCGCTCAGGCTATTGCGAGAAACACCGCAATGAAGGCTGGCAACAACATCAGCAGGGCAAGAGCAGGCATGAGCGCGGCTATGGTAGCCAGTGGGATATTAAGCGAGCCCGCATTCTTAAACGTGACAATCACCTGTGTCAAAACTGTCTGCGTAACGGTCGTGCGGTAGCAGCTAAGACCGTGGACCATATCAAAGCTAAGGCTCATGGGGGTACCGATGATGATTCGAATCTCGAAAGCCTGTGCTGGCCCTGTCACAAAACTAAAACAGGGCATGAACGATTCAAATGATATCAATTCCCATTTGAATGGGATTGGTGGGGGGCGGGGTCAAATCCCTGACGGCAAACGCCCAAAGGACCGCCGCCTAGCCTTTTTTCACACCGCCGCAGGTTAGAAACTTTTTTTTGGGGTCCCCCATCCGATGATTAATAGGAGTTTTCGATTATGTCTGGACCGCCGAAAACCCCGACACATCTACGTTTGGTGAGGGGTAACCCATCTAAGCGAGCGATCAACAAAAACGAACCAGAGCCACCCAAAGGGGTACCCCCAACACCGAAGCATTTCGACAAGCAGGGGAAGTACTGGTTTAAGAGGATGGCCGAGGAACTGGACGCTATCGGCGTTATGTCCCAGCTTGACGCGCGCGCGCTTGAATTGCTCGTTGAAGCCTATACAGAATACCGCCATCACTGTGAAACCCTTGATCGTGAGGGATATACCTACGCGGTTTACAGCGAGGATGATCCTGATGAAGGGAAAGAACGTGAAATCAGAATGATTAAGCCGCACCCGGCGGCAATGATGAAAGCGGATGCATGGAAACGTATGCGTGCAATGTTGGGCGAGTTCGGCATGACCCCTTCAAGCCGGTCGAAAGTCAACCGAGAAACGACACCTGACGATGACCTGATCAGCAAATTCCTTAATTCGAGAGACTAATGGCTAAAGTTGCAGATGGCATACGCTACGCGGAGCGTGTCGTGGCGGGAAATATCATCGCCTGCGAATTTGTTCGCCTCGCTTGCCAGCGCTTCCTTGATGATCTTAAATTCGGCGAGGAACGTGGCGTTTACTTCAGCGAACCGCGTGCGCAGCATATTCTTAATTTTTACAAGTTTGTGCCTCACGTTAAAGGCGCTCTTGCTGGTCAGCCGATTGAATTAATGGACTGGCATATTTTTATTCTGATAAACATCTTCGGTTTTGTTATTCCGCTGGTGAATGAAGAAACCGGCGAAATAGTGCTGCGCAATGACGGCAGCGGAAGGCCGGTCATGGTTCGCCGCTTCCGGACAGCCTATAACGAAGTGGCCCGCAAAAACGCCAAGTCAACTTTGTCTTCTGGCGTTGGCCTGTATATGACCGGCGCTGACAGCGAGGGTGGTGCAGAGGTCTATTCCGCAGCGACAACGAGAGACCAGGCGCGGATCGTGTTTGAGGATGCAAAAAACATGGTCAAAAAGGCCAGGCCAACGTTGGGCAAACTGTTCGAGTTCAATAAGCTCGCTATTTACCAGGAGCAAACCGCCTCAAAATTTGAGCCGTTGTCTTCCGATGCAAATAACCTAGACGGTCTGAATATCCATTGCGCCATTATTGACGAGCTGCATGCGCATAAAACGCGTGATGTGTGGGACGTTCTGGAGACTGCAACGGGGGCACGCCTGCAATCTTTGCTGTTTGGCATCACCACAGCCGGTTTCAACAAGGAGGGTATTTGTTACGAACAGCGTGATTACGCCATCAAAGTATTACGTGGCTACAACAGCGACGTAGAAGGTGCGGTAAAGGATGACACCTATTTTGCCATTATCTTTACCCTCGATAAGGATGATGATCCGTTTGATGAAACGGTATGGCAGAAGGCAAATCCTGGACTGGGTATCTGCAAGCGCTGGGATGATCTTCGCCGCCTGGCTAAGAAAGCGAAAGAGCAGGTTTCCGCAAGGGTTAACTTTTTCACCAAACACATGAATATCTGGGTAACGGCTGAGTCTGCCTGGATGGACATGATGAAATGGGAGAAATGCGAGTATATAGCTCCCCGGCATGAGCTTAAAACCTACCCCATGTGGGCTGGCGTTGACCTGGCCCATAAAATTGATATTTGCGCAGCCGTAAAGCTCTGGCGTGCTGATAATGGACATGCCCATGCTGACTTTAAATTCTGGCTACCTGAAGGGCGGCTGGAAAAATGTTCTGCGCAGATGGCGCAGATGTATCGCAAATGGGCCGAGCTAGGAAAACTTGAGCTTACCGATGGTGACGTTATCGATCATGCCCAGATTAAAGCGGATTTTCTGGAATGGATTAACGGCGAGAACCTGAAAGAAACCGGATTCGACCCGTGGAGCGCAACGCAGTTCAGCCTGGCGCTGGCAGAAGAAGGCGTACCGCTGGTGGAGGTCCCTCAAACCGTCAGAAACTTTTCTGAATCTATGAAAGAGGTTGAATCGCTGGTCTACGGAGGGCGTTTCCACCACAGCAATCACCCGGTAATGAACTGGATGATGTCAAACGTCACCGTTAAGCCGGATAAAAACGACAACATTTTCCCTAACAAATCCACGCCTGAGGCCAAAATTGACGGTCCCGCTGCGCTGTTTACCGCAATGAGTCGAATGCTGGTTAATGGCGGGGAACCTGAGGCAAGCCTTTCTGACCACCTGGAAAGTTACGGCGTCCGTTCACTTTAAAGAGGCACTTATGATCCTGATGATTCTCGCCCCGCTGATCGGGGTGATCGGTGCTGCTTTGTTTTCATATGGCGCATGGCTGGTATTCCCGCCCGCAGGATTTATTACTGCTGGTGTTCTGTGTCTGTTCTGGTCATGGGCTGTATCAAAATATTTGTCCGCGCCACGTAATGTTCAAAACGAAGGCGGTGATTGATGTTCTTTCCCGGATTGTTTCAAAAATCTAATACTCCGGTGACCACACCTGCAGAGTTAGCGGAAGCCGTAGGGATGACTTACGACACCTACACTGGAAAGCGCGTCAGCAGCCAGAAAGCAATGCGTCTCACAGCGGTGTTTGGTTGCATAAGGGTGCTGGCTGAGTCAATGGGAATGCTTCCCTGCAACCTGTACAAGGTCACTGGCAACAGTAAGCAAAAAGCGACATCTGAAAGGCTGCACAAGTTACTGACGATGAAGCCAAATGACTATATGACCCCTCAGGAGTTCTGGGAACTGGTCATCGTCTGTCTTTGCCTGCGTGGTAATTTTTATGCCTACAAGGTCAAGGCTTTGGGTGAGGTGGTTGAACTTCTTCCCATTGATCCGGGTTGTGTAGACCCGAAGCTAAACAGTCAGTGGCAACCTGTTTATCAGGTCACTTTCCCTGATGGCTCGACGGATGTGCTGGGTCAGGATGATATCTGGCACGTCAGGACGCTGACCTTTGACGGGCTGGTGGGCCTGAATCCAATTGCATACGCCAGAGAAGCCATTTCTCTGGGCATGGCGACAGAAGAGCACGGTGCCCGATTGTTCTCAAACGGCGCTGTCACTTCCGGGGTCCTTCGTACTGAGCAAACGTTGACTGATGCAGCCTATGACAGGTTGAAGAAAGATTTTGAGGATCGTCACCTCGGGCTCAGCAATGCGCATCGTCCGATGATTCTCGAAATGGGTCTCGACTGGAAGTCGATGGCGCTCAATGCCGAGGATAGTCAGTTTCTTGAGACCAGAAAATTCCAGCTGGAGGAGATTTGCCGACTGTTCAGGGTGCCGATGCACATGGTACAGAACACCGATCGCGCGACCTTCAGCAATATCGAAAACCTTGGCATCGGCTTTATTAATTATTCCCTTGTCCCTTACATGACCCGCATCGAGCAGCGAATTAACGTAGGTCTGGTGAAGGAATCGAAACAGGGCACCTACTACGCCAAATTCAATGCCGGTGCGTTGCTGCGCGGGGATATGAAATCAAGGTTCGAATCGTATTCGACCGGTATTAACTGGGGCATTTACTCACCAAACGACTGCCGTGAACTGGAAGATATGAACCCACGCTCTGGCGGTGACATTTATCTGACGCCGATGAATATGACGACCAAGCCGTCTGAAAGCAATAAGAGCAAAACAACCGAGGAACAACATGATGCCGATGACTAAACAGCGGCTGGATATTCCGCTGAAGCTAAAGTCTGTCAGCGACAGCGGGGAGTTTGAAGGCTACGGCTCTGTGTTTGGCGTTAAGGACAGTTACGACGATGTAGTTGTTCCCGGCGCTTTCAGTAAATCACTTCAGTCATGGCGGGAGAAAAACGCGCTCCCAGCTATGCTCTGGCAGCACCAGATGGATGAACCTATCGGGGTTTATACCGAAATGAAAGAGGATGAGGTTGGCTTATATGTCAAAGGCCGATTACTCATTGACGATGATCCTCTTTCAAAGCGAGCACATGCCCACATGAAGGCCGGTTCTTTAACCGGTCTTTCTATTGGTTACATGCTCAAAGACTGGGAATACGACCGCGAGAAAGGCGTGTTTCTTCTCAAGGAGATCGACCTTTGGGAGGTCAGCCCCGTAACGTTTCCATCGAATGACGAGGCGCGGGTAAGCGATGTTAAGAGCGCGTTTGCCCGTGGTGAAACACCTTCCCAGAAAAGTATTGAACGGGTCCTGCGCGATGTTGGGCTCTCCCGCACCCAGGCCAAAGCATTCATGGCCGGGGGCTATGGCAACCTCTCTCAGCGTGACGCTGATGGCGTGGATGCCGCACTGGATGCACTGAAAAACATCAAATTTTAATCAGGAGTTGAATTATGGCAGTCGAAATTAAAGACGTTGAGCAGGTCGCGCAGGATTTGCAGCAAAAATTCGATGATTTTAAAGCGAAAAATGATAAGCGCATTGATGCTATCGAATCCGAAAAAGGCAAGCTGGCCGGAGAAGTTGAAACACTTAATGGCAAGCTGACCGAGCTGGATCAGCTGAAAACCGCGCTGGAAGATGAGCTTAAACAGCTTAAGCGTCCCGCTGGTGGCACTCAAAGCAAGGCTGCAACCGAGCACAAAACCGCTTTCATTGACTTTATGCGCAAGGGTAGGGATGACGGACTGCGCGATCTGGAGCGTAAAGCCCTGCAGGTTGGCGTGGATGAAGATGGCGGATATGCCGTACCCGAAGAGCTGGATCGCACCATTCTCAATCTTCTGAAAGATGAAGTAGTGATGCGCCAGGAGGCGACAACTATCACCGTTGGTGGTGCCAACTATAAAAAGCTGGTTAACCTTGGCGGCACCGCTTCCGGCTGGGTCGGTGAAACCGATCCACGTCCGGATACTGATGCGTCTAAACTCGGTCAGATTGAACCGTTCATGGGTGAAATCTACGGAAACCCTCAGGCAACCCAGACGATGCTGGATGATGCCTTCTTTAACGTAGAGGACTGGATCAACAGCGAGCTGGCGGTTGAGTTCTCCGAACAGGAAGAAATCGCCTTCACCAGCGGGAATGGTACGAAGAAACCGAAAGGATTCCTGGCCTATGCCTCTTCTCTGGATGACGATAAAACCCGTGCTTTTGGCACCCTGCAGCACATTCTTTCCGGTGCGGCGGCGGGTGTGACGGCCGATGCGATTATCAAGCTGGTCTACACCCTGCGCAAGGTGCACCGCAACGGTGCTAAGTTCATGATGAACAACAACAGCCTGTTTGCAGTTCGCATTCTGAAGGACTCCGAGGGTAACTATCTCTGGCGTCCGGGCCTTGAGCTGGGCCAGCCTTCCTCTCTGGCGGGTTATGGCGTTGCCGAGAATGAGCAAATGCCGGATATCGCTGCTGATGCGAAAGCCATTGCATTCGGTAACTTTAAGCGCGGCTACACCATCGTTGATCGCATTGGTACCCGCATCCTTCGTGATCCATACACCAACAAACCGTTTGTTGGTTTCTACACCACCAAACGTACTGGCGGAATGCTGGCCGATTCGCAGGCCATCAAACTGTTGAAAATTGGTGCTGGCGCATAATCTGATGGGGCTTAGGCCCCATTCTTATGGAGGTCACAATGCTGCTGAAAAAAGACCTGAAATGGTCACCTGATGGCATTCAGGTCAGAAACATTCCTGCTGGTGAATATGAGGCTGGCTCACTTCCTGAACGTGCTCTTGAGGTTGCTGCTCAGATGGGGATTCTCGACGGCACTGAACAGCCGGAAATTGAAACACCAGTTAAGCCTAAAACCAGCAATAAGCGGGGTGAAGGGAAATGAAGCCCTCTGTAGAAGAGCTTCGTTACCAGTGCCGTATCGACAGCGATGATGACACAGAGGATGTGATGTTAACGCTCTACCTCAACGCCTCTCTGAAGCATGCGGAAAAAATCACTAATTGCCGTCTTTATGATAACGCTGTTCCAGACGACGATCCTGATGGAGTGGTGATAGAAGATGATATCAAACTGGCCCTTATGCTGCTGGTTTCGCACTGGTATGAAAACAGGGAGCCGGTGAGCAGCGACAGCGTTAACACTATTCCGTTCGGCGTTGATGCAATTCTGAAACAGCACCGCAAAAGACCCGGGACTTGAGGTGACAAATGGCCTGTGAAGGGTGCCGCCGTCGGCGTGAATGGTTAAAAAAGTGGACGAAAATAGCCTATGAACGAGCAACAGGTAAACGCGCTGATAGCAGCGCTGAGCGAACAGACCGCAGCACAGAGGGAGCAGACGGACGCGATAAACCGTCTGGCTGAATCAAACATGGCTCTGTGTGATGTGATCATTCAGTCTCTGGCCGGTGAAGAGGATGTGCAGGCAGAGCCGCAAACCTATCTCAGCGGGAAACCCAGGGGGTGATATGCAGGCCGGGAAATTGCGTCACAGGGTTACCCTGCAGGAGCCGGTAAAAGAGCAGAACCCGACAACGGGAGCCGTAATTAATATCTGGCGAGATGTCGCAACCATCTGGGCCGAAGTATCCCCCTTGTCAGCGCGGGAGTTTATCGTGGCCCAGGCATCACAGGGCGAGATAACAACGCGCATAACGATTCGTTACCGGGCGGGCGTCACCAGAAAGCACAGAATTCTGTATCGCGATGGCATTTACAACATTGAAGGCGTTTTACCAGACCCGCGCAGCGGCAGGGAATATCTGACGCTGCCCTGCTCAGAAGGGGTGAACGATGGCTGATGGTGTAGAGGTTAACCTTACCGGGCTTGAGTCGGTGCTGGGCAAGATGGATGCCGTCTCACAGGTGACCCGCAATAAAACCGGGCGTGCAGCGCTACGTAAAGCAGCAAACGTCATCCGGGACAGGGCCCGTAATAACGCCGCTCGTGTCGATAACTTTCTTACTAAAGAAGCCATCTATAAAAATATTGTCGTGAGTTTCAGCAGCAAAGCCTTTCGCAGAACGGGCGATCCCACGTTTCGTGTCGGGGTGATGGGCGGCGCCAGGCAATATGCCAATACAAAGGCTAACGCCCGAAAAGGCAGGGCAGGTAAAAGTTATAATACAGCCGGAGATAAAGGCAATCCCGGCGGTGATACCTGGTACTGGCGATTTCTGGAGTTCGGCACCGAACATATGGCAGCGAGGCCAATACTGCGACCGGCAATGAATGGTGTCGATACTGATGTTATTAATATTTTCGCTTTGGAGCTGGAAAAGGCTATCGATCGTGCCGTCCGCAGCGCAGCCAAAAAAGGAATGTCCGTATGATTGCGCCAATATTCTCTGTATGCTCGGCAAGCCAGGCTGTAAAGGATTTATTGGGTATCAACCCCGTCAGGTTCTACCCCTTCGGGATTCAGGATGACAATATCGTTTACCCCTACGCGGTGTGGCAAAACATTGATGGCTACCCTGAAAATTACCTGAACCAGCGGCCTGATGCTGACCGTTACTCTCTTCAGATTGATATTTATGGCAATACTGAAGTTGACGTGATGGCGGTGGCCCGTGCGCTGCGTGATGCCATCGAGGGAAAAGCCTATATCACCCGGTGGGGAGAGCAAAGCCGTAATGATTCCACGTTGAAATATCACTATTCCTTTGATGTTGACATGATCGCATTAAGGTAACTAACAACCCCAAACTGACCCGCTCTGAGCGGGTTTTTCTATTTATGGAGACTAAAACATGTCTGTATTAACGCAAGGCACGCAGCTCTTTGTGCTGAAATCTGGCGTGGTCAGCGAGGTTGAATGTATCACCAGCTTCAACCCTGGCGGCAACCCGGCCGATCAGATTGAAGATACCTGTCTGAGTGAGCGCGATTCCAGAACCTATAAAAAAGGACTGAAAACGCCAGCTTCAGCAACTGTCGGGCTGAATGCCGACCCGAAAAACGCCAGCCACATTATGCTTCATGGGCTTTCTGAAACTGATGATCAGACACCGCTAACCTTTGCTATCGGCTGGTCAGATGGTACCAGCGCCCCTACCGTTGCAGCTTCCGGCGATGAAGATGCTGTTGATGGTCTGGTGCTTCCGTCTGATCGCACCTGGTTTATCTTTCAGGGCTACGTTTCCGATTTCCCGTTCGATTTTCAGGCAAATGCCGTGGTTACCACCTCCGCAACTATCCAGCGCTCCGGATCGTCGGTCTGGGTACCTAAAGCAGCAGCGTAATGATTTGCCCGGTCTGCCGGGCTTCTTGATTCAGGAGAAGAAATGAAACTTACTCTCGACACATTAAAAGAGTCCGGGGCATTCACTGGCCGTCCGGTAGAGAAAGAAATCAAATGGAAAGGTCGTGACGGGAAAGAGCATATCGCAACCGTTTTTGTGCGCCCGATGGGTTACCACACCACTAAAGCTGAACTACTGGCGTACAACGGAAAATCTGATCCGGTGGCTGGGCGTATTGCCGCCCATATATGTGATGAGGAAGGCAAGCAAATCTTTACTGAGGCAGACATTCTCGGAACTGCATCTGAAGACCGTGGCGCCCTCGATGGGCCAATTGTTATTGCTTTGCTGGCCGTAATTCAGGAAGTCAACGATCTGGGAAAGACTACGAACTCACAGGAGATGACGAATTCTGGTGTGAGTTAGTTATGAGCGGCATCGGCGGGCGAACTATTGCGGAGGCTCAGGAGCGAATGAGCCTCCGTGAGTTTCAGATGTGGGTAAAGTACCGCAATAAGTATGGACCGCTTAACATTATGATGCGTACCGAGTGGGGGGCTTCACTGGTGGCCTCCGTGCTGGCGAACATCAATAAGTCAAAGAATTCGCCGCCGTTCAAGATTAGCGACTTTGCGCCGCACATCAACGAGCCCACATTATCGCTTGAGGAAGCCATGAAAGCCTGGGACTGATTATTGTTTTTGTCTTTTAAAAATCCTGCTACCCTTTTGGTAACTATTATCACGAGGGAATGATATGAAGAGTTCAGGGCAGTTGTTATCGTTGGCAGGTGTAATTCTTGCGGTTTACTCATTGTTCTTTATGGATGTGAGTGTTGAAGTTGGCGATGGAACAAGAGTTAATAATATTGGGCTAATTGCTCAACAGCAAAATTATTTATTAATTGCGATTGTTCTTTTTCTTGCTGGGGTCGTTATTTCCTTCTCAGGTAGAAAGAAGCCGTTGCCAGACGTGGATTTTACAAAAATAGAATCATGCTCGGCAGATGACTTTGTATCTTTGAAGGATGGTGAACCATTCCTGAATATGTTGGCTGTAGACAATCTAGCAATGATGTTTTTAAAAAAACATGGTTCAAGAAGCGTTAGTGATATCCTTTTCATGAATATGCCTTTAATCGATAGGTTAGAACAAGGTCTCCCTGAATCAATAAGGAAAGATTTTAAAACTAACCTTGAAAGGAGGTTAAAGGACAATTGTTAAAATAATTCCCGCTAAAAGCGGGTTTTTTTTCACTTGGAGAATATATGGCTGGCAAGTCACTGGGAACTCTGACTATCGACTTGGTTGCAAAAGTTGGTGGATTTGTTTCAGGGATGGATAAAGCTGAGCGCGCATCAGCCAAGTGGAGTAAGCAGGTTCAAGATGATGTAGCAAAGTCCAGCGCTGCACTCGCAGGTATAGGGGCAGCAGCTATTGCTGCTGGACTAGCTGTTGGCGCCTCCGGATTTCAATTACTGAAATCAACGTCCAAGCAAATAACAGAAACTGATCGCTGGGCGAAATCATTACAATTATCAACCCAAGAGCTTCTCGCTTGGCAGTTTGCCGCTGAAAAAGCTGGTGTATCCGGTGACCAAATAGCTGATATCTTCAAGGATATTGGCGATAAGATTGGCGATGCGGTGTTGAATAAATCTGGTGAAGCCGTTGATGCGCTCAACGCCCTTGGATTATCTGCCGAAAAACTATCAAAGGTCAGTCCAGATAAACAATTGCTTGCTATAGGTGAATCTCTAGGAAAAATTAGCACCAATGCCGAGAAGACAACAATTCTTGAAAGTTTGGGTAACGACCTTTCAAAATTGCTTCCTTTGTTTGATAACAATAACCAAAAGCTTAAACAGTTTATTGACCTTGCTAAAGATTATGGTGTTGCTCCGGATCCATCCTCTATTGAAGATTTAGTAAAGATAAATCAGCTTTTTGAAGATATGGAGGCTCAAGTTGCAGGGCTCAAAATTGAGATTGCTGCAGGATTAGCAAAAGTTGATCTAACTCCTTTACAGAGCTCACTAGATAAGCTCCATGATGTACTGACTGATCCTGTAGTTCTTCAAGGTATTTCAGATCTAGTATCGGAAGTTGCTCAACTAGCCGGATGGCTTGTAAAGGCTGCTGCTGGGGCGGGTCAATTAGCAGCCAGCACCGGAAATCGTTTTGCGGCGCTTAGTGGTAAGATAGACCTCTCGAATATAGATCAGGTTAATGAACGTATTGCATATCTGCAAAAAAGCCTTGAAGGGAAGAAAGGTTTTTACTCTCAAAGTGAATCAATGTTTGGCTGGATTACTGGGGTAGATGATAGCGCAAAAGCCCTTAATGATGAGTTGCTGTCTCTTTTAGAAACAAGAGATAAATTCTCTAAAGCGAGTAATTCGGTGTTACCTCTTCAGGCTGCTACTGTAGGTTCGAATAATCCTTTTGCTTTGCCCCCCGGTGGTACAAATGGCAAACCGGTTAAAACACCTGTAAATAAAACTGACAATGCCTTTAAAAGTAGATTGCTGGACCTACAGAAACAAGCCGCACTTATTGAAACAACTGGTAAAAAAACAGCCGAAGTCACAGAGCTTGAAAAATTAAACTTTGATATTACCAGCGGTAACCTGAAAAAATTATCAGAAGACCAAAAAGAACAGCTTCGCACTGCTGCAAAGGTCCTGGATTCCAAAAAACAAGAGCTGAGACTTAACCAGGAGAACGCAAAGGTTGCAGAATATGTTTCCGGATTAGAAAAACAGAATAAACTAGTTCGGCAAGGTTTCGACAACCAAATTGTTGGCCGTTATTCTGGAAGCCGTGAGCGTTCACGCATGCAGGATAATAATGATATCCAGCAGGATTTTGCTTCTCGACAAGATGACCTTTTAAATCAACTCCAATCTGGAGATATAGACCAAAGTCTTTACGACAAAAAGAAAGAGGCATTGCAAAATTCTCTTGATGAGAGACTTAAAATACAGGAGGAATATTATAAGAAGCAGGATGAGTTACAAAATGATGGTGCTGCTGGTTTTATGTCCGGTCTGGCAACGCAAATAGAAGCATCAATGGATTTATACACCAACATGCAGCAGGTTGGTGCACAAGCATTTAGTAGCTTAACGGATATGATTATTGACTGGGCAGAAACCGGAAAGTTAAACGTTAAAGATTTTGCTGCGACATTTCTGCAATCTGTCGGTAGCACACTTCTTTCTTATGCTGCTGCCCAGGTTGCAATGGCGGGTTTGCAGGCTTTTACAGCAATGATCGGCGTGCCGTTCGTTGGCCCCGAAATAGCCGGTCCGGCCGCAATAGCCGCAGCGGCGGCTGCTGGTGTACTGGCGATCGGTGTTGGTGCAGCTCTTCAGGGACAGGCTCACGACGGTATCGACTCAGTACCTGAAACCGGAACATGGCTCCTGCAAAAAGGCGAGCGAGTTACTACTGCTAAAACCAGCGCAAAGCTGGATGCCACTCTGGATAGGGTTGCGACTCAGTCAACCGGTGGAGCTATCTATGCTCCAAGTCTTAGTTTTAATGTCAATGGTGATCCCTCGGATGTGCAAATTGCCATGATGAAGAAAGCTGCTTCGGATGGTGCTCAGATGGGATATCAAAGAGCAGTTCAGTCTGTAGCCAGCGGGCAAGGTGATTTGCATAAAGCTCTGATGGGCAAAACAAATGCGGGCAGGAAATTACGCTGATGGCAATCTCAACCGATATTAACTACCCGGCGGAATATCTTCCGTGTCCATTAAAAGAAAACTTTGGCCTTAAACCAACATCACCACTGAAAAGTAGCACGATGGTTACCGGACGCCGAAGACAGCGGCGGGCTTATACGTCTGTTCCTTCTCAGACATCAGTCGCCTGGATATTTACTGATGGTCAGGCTCAACTTTTTGAAGCCTGGGTAAGGGATATCACCATGGATGGGGCGAACTGGTTCAATATGCCGTTATTAACGCCCCTGGGTCAGCAGGATTATGTTTGTCGATTTACTGATAATTTCTACGAGGGACCTACTCCCGAAGGGGGGAAATACTGGCGGTATACTGCGACACTTGAGCTTTGGGAAAGGCCAATTCTTCCTCCCGGCTGGGCAGAGTTCCCTGATTTTATAGTGAACAGCGACATTCTTGATCTGGCAGTTAACAGGGAGTGGCCTGAAGCATGACGATACTCAATCGCCTCTATGCCAGTAGCGGGCCGGAGGTCATCATTGAAACGCTGCAGATTAATATCGGTGATGCGGTTCATTACCTGTGCAAAGGCTATGAAGACATTACAACCACCACCGAGAATGGCGATACCGTAACGTTTATTGCCTGTGCGATGGATATTGCATTACCAGCCCGTAACGCTGATGGCACACAGGATTTGAAGTTTGCCCTTTGCAATATTGATGGGGTTGTTTCGACTGCTATTCGTAACGCTATCAATGACCGTAACCCGGCATCGCTGACGTATCGTAGTTTTATCTCAACGGATTTAACGGCACCGGCTGCTGTGCCCTATACCCTGGCGATTAAGTCCGGATACTGGACAGCTACCGAGGTGCAGATTACCGCCGGTTACATGAATGTCCTCGACACGGCCTGGCCGCGATATCGCTATACGCTCCCATCATTCCCCGGTCTGCGTTACATCAGCTAAGGAATCCCAATGTTTAATCCTGATAAATACCTTTCGGTCACCTGGCTGAAAGGCGGCAGAGTGTATCCGCAGCTCGACTGCTTCGGCATTGTGAATGAAATCCGTGCGGACCTTGGACTACCTCTCTGGCCTGAGTTCGCCGGGGTGACCAAAGACGGCGGCGGGCTCGACCGAGAGGCACGCCGGATGATGCTTTCTCTGAAACGTTGCGACCCCTGCCAAGGTGCCGGGGTGGCCTGTTATTCCGGCTCAACCGTCACCCATGTCGGTATTGTCGTCAGTATCGGTGGCTTGCTGCACGTGGCGGAATGCAATCCGGGAACAAACGTCACCATTCTGCCTTTGCCGCGATTTAAGCGGCGATTTGTCAAAGTGGAGTTCTGGCAATGACCATTCGTTTTTATCCTTCCCGGCTGCCCGGTGAACCACTCGAAACGCATGAGCATGGCGTTACCAGCATTCGCAGCTGGCTGGTTGCCAATGTCGAAGACTTTGACGATCGGGATGTTCCACCGCTGGTCATTGAACTGGAGGGCCAGCCGGTACCACCTGGCGAATGGGCGTTTCGCATCATCCGGCCGGAAAGTGATGTCCGCATGTACCCGGTTCCTTTCGGGCTTGAAGTAGCAACGATCGCATGGATAGGGGTAGGTATCGCCGTGGCAACGGCGGCCTACTCACTGTTCATGATGGGGAATATTGATGCCGGTGGCTACTCTTCATCAACTGGTCGTAGTCTGGACCTTAACCCCGCGAAAGCGAACAGTGCAAAACTGGGCGATCCCATCCGTGAAGTTTTTGGCCGCCGCCGCATTTATCCGGATTATGTTGTCCAGCCTGTCACCCGCTATGATCCCGCGGACCCGACCATCATGCATGTTCATATGCTTGTCTGTCTGGGGGCGGGTTATTTTGATTATTCTGAGGGTGATATCAGAGTCGGGGATACCCCAAAAACGTCTTTGCCGGGCTTCAGTCATACAAACTATCCCCCCGGAGCCGATGTTTCCGGCGATGAGCGAAGCGAAAACTGGTTCAACTCGACTGAGGTTGGGGGAACATCCTCCGGCACCGGGCTTGATATGGCGCAGACCTCACCAGATTCAGACGATATTATCGCGGACAGCATGACGGTATCCGGTGCGAGCGTAACGTTTACCGGACTTGATACAGATGACGACGATGATGAAGATGAGGACGATAACGCGCTGCCTGAAAGCTGGGTGGAAGGCACTATTGTGGAGATTAAAGCCCCCACCAACTTCCTTATCTCCACCTCGTCAGGTTACAGCATATTTGCAAGCAAGCTCCTGACTGAAATCGCGCCGGCAGTAGGAATGCCAGTGACGTTGAGTTTTAACAGTGTTGATTACGACCTCTTCATCGCAGCATACACGCCGGGGCAGGATGCCGTACCGGGTGAGGGGGGGAGTGCAGCTAAAATTCAGGCCAGCGCAGCGCCGACGACTTACGATTACTCACTGGGCAGTACCACCTTTACGGTGACCTGGCACGGAACAACCTATACCGTCTCTCTGGTTGCCGATTATGTCAACATGTCCGGCCTTCTGGCTGCAATTACTGAGGGGCTGACCGGGTCCGGCCTGGTGGCGCAGGATAATGGCGGAACGGTACTGATCACTGAAGAGGCAAGCCCGTTTGCGGGAGGAGAAATCACTTCGTCCTCGCTCCCGGTAGCGGTCTTTGGCGATGCGCCTGTTTATACGGCAGGCAGTGAATCATCCGGCGGTAGCGCAGCTATCATCGCAAACGTCACATTAGCGTATAACAGCGCGACGGGTACGCCTTTTTCGGGGATGCCGGAAGGTACCCAGCGTCTTTCTCTCTCTCATAGGGGGAATCAGTACCAGATAATTTCAACTGATGGCACAACGGCTACTGTTGCGCGTCTGGTCGATGGCGCAGTTGATACCTCCTGGCCAGGTTTTTCAGCCCGGACGATGATTGACTATGAAGCCACCGGGCTGAATGACAGTGATACGTGGATGGGCCCCTTACTGGCGAGCCCTGATAATGAAACTGTGGATATGTTTGAGGTGAATTTTTCATTCCCCAGCGGTATCTGCGGCTTCGATAACAAGGGCAAAAAACGCATCCGGCATGTTGAGTGGGAAATCCAGTATCGGGTTTATGGTTCAGGTGCAGGCTGGATCAGCAAAACAGGTGAGTATGCGTTAAAGAACGTAAACGGCCTCGGGTTCACTGAGCGGATTGTGCTGGACTCACCCGGCCTTGTCGAGGTGCGTTGCCGACGCCGGAATGAGCAGGGAAGTAATAACGCGCGCGACAACATGTACTGGCAGGCTCTTCGCGGGCGTCTGCTGACACGCCCTTCATCCTACCCCGGAGTGACTCTTATGGGCGTGACTGTGGAGACCGGCGGGAAACTTGCTGCACAGTCGGATCGTCGGGTTAACGTTGTGGCCACGCGTGTATATGACTCAGGCGTGGCCCGGTCAATTTCGGGAGCGTTAATGCATGTGGGCAATTCTCTCGGCCTTCAGATGGATACGGAAGCCATCGGCGTGCTGGAATCGACATTCTGGACGCCTGATGGTGAGTATTTCGACTTTGCTACCGGAGACAGTATTTCGGCGCTAGAAATGCTGCAGAAGATAACGAATGCCGGGAAATCCTATTTTCTGCTGAGTGACGGACTGGCGTCCGTCGGGCGGGAGGGGGTCAAGCCCTGGACAGGAATAATCACTCCACACGAGATGATTGAGGAACTGCAGACGGGCTTCACCGCGCCGTCCGATGATGATTATGATGGCGTTGATGTGACCTATATCAACGGGACCACATGGGCGGAGGAAACCGTACAATGCAGGACCAGCGATAATCCTACACCGGTTAAAATTGAGGATTATCAGCTTGATGGTGTACTTAGCCGGGATCGCGCGTATCAGATTGGTATGCGTCGCCTGATGAAGTACCTGCAGCAACGGGAGACCTATCAGACGACAACAGAGCTGGACGCGCTGTGCTACAACGTTGGCGATCGCATTATTCTGACAGATGACATACCGGATTCAGCGACGACAATCAGTTGTCTCGTTGAATCCTTATCAACTGTCAATGGCGTGACGACGATGACGGTATCCGAGCCCCTGAACTGGACGTATCCGAATCCCAGAGCATTAATCCGCTATCAGGATGGTTCGGCCTCAGCGTTGATGGTCGCGACTAAGGTGGGAGACTATCAGCTGTCAGTGCCTTATCTCAGTCAGTTCGACGAGATAGATTTTTCCACGGCATCCATTGAACCGGTCAGGCTGGTGTTTTGCGATTCTTCCCGCGTGGGTTACAACGCGATAGTGTCGGAAATAGCTCCGCAATCTGACGGGACGTGTCAGGTTACCGCCAAAGAGTACCGCGCGTCATTCTACGACTACGACAACGCCAGCTATCCCGGCGACGTTGCATAAAACTGAAACATCTCTCAACAACCCGCTTCGGCGGGTTTTTTGTTATAGGGCGACTATGAGCACATACAAAACGAAAAATCCTTTAGGGTCCGCTGCCGTAAAGGACCTGTACGATAACGCCGAAAACGTGGATAAATTCGTTAATGACAGGACAAAAGAAGAGCTCGATGACCGGTTAGGAGTGCTCCGCAAAACCTGGTACGGCATGGAGATGATCTTCAGTCGCTTCATCACGTATATCACGGGGCGTGGCGAACAGGCGGTAGGTGCCATTGGCTGGCAGGAGCTGGGAAACTGGGCAACTGGCCTCATGGTCGATAATCGCCAGCAAATCGTTTACTACAATGGCTCCTGGTACAAATACCTTGGAGAGCTTGAGCACGTCATTACCGGAGATTCCCCGGAGAATGATGGCGGCGTGTGGTCGGCTGAAAACCCAACGGGGAAATGGTCGAATATTGGTGATGCGGCTCTTCGCTCAAACCTGGGTTCAGGCGACGGGTTGAAATGGCTGGGGAAATGTTCCAGCATCGTGTCGTTGAGGGCAACCGAACCGACCTATGATAAACAGTCAATCACCTTGCACCGCGCTGTTCCCGATGGCGCAATTATTGATGCTGTCTTCTTTTATGATGCTTCAGATACCACGTCTGAAGACGATGGCTATCGCATTATTGTGACGCCAACCGGCGCACGATGGGTAACGGACTGCGCTAATGGAATAGATATCAGGCTGGGTGGTTTACTCGCCGATGGGAGTAACTTCGGCTCAGCTGCGAATAAAATCATTCGGGGTGAAGTTAAAAAAATCGTCGATTCTGACACAACATTTATTCGTGCTGTCCAGGTGATGCATGTGCCTCACCCCACATACCTTTCTAAAAATGCTTATTACACTATTGACGAGCAGATTGTCATACCATCATTTATGGCATTTACTGGAAGTGGATTTATCGACCTGCGAACGTCTCTCATTGATGATTGTGTTGTTATCAGGAATGAAGATTTCCCTGGTTTAACTGCCAGCATGGGCGGGTACATTCAAGCTCAGGGCTTCAGTATATTCAGGAATAAGTCAGGGAAATTCCGTATTCTTGGGCCGGGTAATACCGTCAGTACAGGTTGTGGTATTGCTATCGGTAACACAAAATCGGGTTATCTCACCGTCAGAGATATATTCCTGGCAGATGTGGTGGTGCGAAACTTTCATGTTGGACTTGGGTTTTATGGGTTCGATACTTACATTATCACCGTTGAACGCTGCGACTTTGTTCAGAATTACTATAATGTTGCCGGGTTGGGTGTCAATAAGAGCAATTCAGGTGAGCGTATATTAATACGCTCCTGCACGATTGGTAATTCCCGCTCACATAATATTTACTGGGATTTGGTCGGATGGAATGTCACCTTTGATAATAATTCCGGGGATTATGCCGGCGGTGCACTTTTGTGTTTAGCCAATGGAGCAAGAGCCTGTGTTTTCAGATTTACCAATGGTTCTTTTGCTGAGGGGTATGGCTCTTATCTTATCAGTCAGAACTCGACCGCTCCGGAATGGGAATATGACAACGGAAGGTTGAACAAAGTCTATTTCCATGCTTCTTTCTTTAATGCGCAGAAAAAGGCAGGCGAGTTCTCTTCCCGACGGCAACTCGTGGCATCCTCTTCAACTATGCTTGGGCATCTGGAAATTGTTGATTGTGATTTTCGTTTTCCTGATGTGGAGTCAGAGCCACATGTCGCGATTATGGGATATAACGATGGCACCTCGTCACGTGTTCGCGGCTTCTTCCGTAACGCAAACACGCCCTATGACCAGTGCCTGATGCGTTATGGTGACAGCCTCAACTCAGGCTTATTCCGTCTTAGTGGCTCTGAGGGAACCCCGGTAACTTTAGACCCGGCGACCAACATGACTTTCAGTTTAACCGGAGGTATGACGGCAACGTATGGCGGTATTGATCCGGATGATGGGCTGGTAGTTGTTAATCTGACCGCAACCGCTGAAACGGACACGCTTGAAATACGTAACCAGTCGCTTTTGACGCCCGTGAACCGGTTTAATCAGATATTTTCAGCATTGTCGATGAAAATGAGCGCAGTCACTGCTGGCGCAGTAACACTGTCAACTAAACTGTATTACTACGGCAAGCCAACCTTTACCACAACGTTGACGAATAACGCTTATCAGACATCGAGAGCATTTAATTATCTTGCTTCAGTCATTGGTGCAACACGAAATATCAGCGAGCTACTGACTGCTAAAGGTACGCCTTTGACCACTGAAAAATATGTTGGTGTACAAACGTATTGTGAGGTGGGCTATCAGTATGCGCTCGGAACACTGAAGGCGTCACCGGCTATACGTGTCTCAGGATACGTAGGGACGATGCAGATTAAGCTGCCGGTTTACTGGTTGCCAAAAGGAACTGAAGCTATCTCCACATCTGATTAAGGAAACCCAATGCTGTATTTATATGAAGCGACACTACCTGAAGACAATAATGATAGTGAGGTTAAAAATGCTTACGAAATATCTGCAGTCAAAAAGAATGGTTTTATAGCCTCTTTTGATTTTGAAAAAGCGGAAGAAGCAAGCCAGACTGTTGACGCATGGCTTATATCGCGTGGTTTTATTGGTCGATACATTATTTACGTGATTTAAAACCACTCAGATTAGATTTGGGTGTTATGCTTCCTAAATATTTCTCAGTAAAACATTGAAGTTATCATACGCCCTTATGAGTAAGGGCGTCAATATGAATAATTTAACATGTTGGTAGGGTTTTACTTTAATAGGTGTTTGTTAATTTCCGCTGTATAGTTAAACGGGTTTTTTTTATCAATGCGATTAATTTGCATCGAAGCACTAATGTTTAGTGTAGATATCACGCCAGCCATAACAGCAAGAGAGGCTGCTGTGGTCCTTGGTAAAAACATGGATGCGCCACCAAACACTGAACCACTTACAGCAAGAATGTCTTTCATATTAAAATTGAATTCAACTTTAGTTAACTGAAATTTAATTCCGCTTTCTTTGTAAGCTCTTATTGCATTTGTGCAACCAATGTCAATTTCGTTTAATGCAGCGCGTAATTCATGGGCCTGATTTTCTGATGAGGACACCCTGAGTTCAATTGTATTAATATGGTTTAATAACTCTCTGAGCATATCTTTTCTTTTAAGTCTGAACTCTAACACCTTATCAAGTGGAACTCTATCATCAGGGAAAGGCAATGCATTTGCCAGTTGCATAAGCATTCCGTTGGTTTGATTAATGATACAATCATTAAAATAGATGTCCTTTGAGATATCCTCGGCAACATAGTTAATGGATTTATTCTCTAATAGTTCTATTATTTTGTCTTTGGTGGCATTTGCAAAATTTTGAATGAAAAAATTATCAATAGGAAATGGATAAAAGTCGATGTGCACGCTTTCATAAATGCCTTCTCTTTTAAGTGTTGTTATGTAAGAAGCCTCATTCGGTACTATGTGTTCAAGTTCTAAGTTTACTATTTTATCCCAATACAAAATCTTGCTGTTAATGTTTTTAATCGGTTCCGCCCCTCCAAGTACTAGCTCGTTCGGGTTCCTTCTCGCTCTCTTAAGTGTGACGTTTCTTTGAAGCATTAATATATTCTTCATTATCTACCCATTAATAAAATTTATTTAATGTCTTGTAAGATGCCGTACGGCGCCAGCACATCTACTCCTAGAAAACAGCTATCAAACTAGTGGGCGTCGAAATTATATTATACTGCTTTTTTTTTGGTGGAAACCCAAGTAAAAAAAATTTTTATATGCAATTGATTTTATTATGTAAAATGCATTGGTTATCGCAGATTGAAAATTACTGCGATGAAGCAAGGTGGTAATGCAGAGGAGATTGCTTATGGATGCTTTTGGAATCTTTCAGTTATCAATGGGTGTCGATTCGATGTCGGCATTTGTTAAAACTCTCCAAGGTAATCTCACGCCAACTCATCTAGCATTACAAGGCTTCAACTTAGATGCAATGCTGATATTTATTATGATGGGGTCTTGGCATTTAGTGGGGGTTTGCCATTGCTGCACTGGATGTAGCAGCACCATCTGTCTGAACGTTTGA